TGCAAGCGATCCTATGATTTTAAGATTAGAAAATCTCCAAAACGCTATTTCCCAATTACTGGAGAATCTAGAACCAGATGACAAAAAAATCTTTTATCTTCGCTGGGGGGAACATACTGGATACGACTGGATTCAAGTTTGGCACATCATGGAGAACGGAGAAACTGGGTACTTGTATAGACACAGCAAGCAGATTTACAGAAGACGTGAGGTGATTCTTGATACACTTTCAAATTTGCTCTTTATGTAATGTTGTCAAAAAAACATATAGAATTGACAAAAAGAATGTGATAAATTAGTATCGTGAAGAATAGCAGAGAGGGAATCTCTGCTTTTTTTGTGCATTAAAAAGGAGGTGAGGATATGTGGTAGTTGTTGAACCAATCAGAAATAGAGATGATGTTCAGCTTATGATTGAATGGCTGACGTTGCATAGTGCAGTCAAAGAGTCAGATAGACAACGAAACCTCATGCTCTTTCTTTCTGGTGTTAATTTGGGATTTCGTATTGGTGATATCGTTAAACTGAAAGTAAAGCACGTTAAAGGGTGGCATGTCCAGATTGTCGATGAAAAGACAGACAAGCCAACTAAACGAAAGATGCCAAAGAAATTCAAGAATGCTATGAGGCAGTACATCAAAGATAAGAAAGATGAAGACTTCCTCTTTCCAAGCCGAAACGGAAAGCATCAGCATATAAAACCTAACACAGCTTACAAGATCATAAAGAAAGCTGCTGAAGAAGTTGGTCTAGAAAACATAGCTACTCACTCGATGAGAAAAACCTTTGGCTTATTCATGTACGAACAAACCAAGGACGTCGCTCTGATAATGGACCTACTGAACCACTCAAGCCAGAGTATTTCACTGAGATACATAGGCAAAAACCAAGATTCACAAGACAGAGCCATGACGAAGTTTCAAGGCTTTTAATTTTTTTATTTTACTATCAATTCATTGTTTTGAGGATATGATGATTTCATTTCACACTTGCAAGATAAACGCTTGATAAATCTGAATTAAAACTCATGTAGCGAGTTCACTAGAATATGTAAAACGAGGAATTGAGAGAGTAAAAATAGTGAGGTTTACAAAAGTATGTTTGGTTTACTTAGAGAATGGATTGAGATATTAAAAGGCACAGATAAGCAAGAACATTTTTTTGAATATCTAACTGAGCAATCTTTTAATGATTTTTTAAAAGCACTCTCAGAAACTACAATCAGTTGCAATGAATTTGTAAATTCACTTAATGAAATCAAGAGGGGGAGGATTTGAAAGTTAATGTTTCAACTCGAGAAGAGAGAAGTGAATTTTATAATTCAAGAGACTGGAGAGAACTTCGAGAGGTAGCACTTGAACGAGATCATCACGAATGTGTTTGGTGTAGAGAGCAAGGGAGAGTAACGACTGAAGACCTTGAGGTTGACCACATCAAGGAGCTAGAGTTCTATCCAGAGTTCGCTCTTGACATAGATAACCTTAGAACATTGTGTAAGGAGTGTCACAATAAGAGACACGAACGCTTTCAGTTCCGAAAATCGAAAAAAATGCAAGGTAAGAATTTTAGGACTGATGAATTTTGGGGAGAATAACACCCCCCGGTCAAAAAAATCGAGTATTTAAAAGATTTTGGGAACCGGTGGGAGGGGTTAACTGTCCAAATTTTTAACAAAAAAATTAAAGGGGTGGGGGGTAATGGAAGAATACTCAGAAAAAAATATAAAAGAATTAGAAAATCAGCTACTTTCTAAAATCGGATATTTTAGTCCAAGAAAGAAGGATGCGATCCAATATGAAAAAGTGAATCGCTATCTCTATCTCGTGAGATTGATGTATGAATTAAAAGATCGTCTTCATGAAGACGGATTAGTCATCACAGTACACAATGGGCAACAAAGATTCCAAAAAGCAAATTCTCTCATCAAAGAAATCAATACGACAAGCAATCAACTTCTGGCCATTGAGCGCTCATTTGATTTTGAAGTAGAAAATTCTCCTGTTGAGAAAATTGGACCAGGAAGTGAACTTTTATGATTTCTCATCCACTTGTCGATGAATATATCGAACTGGCAGAGAGAGGTAAAATTGTTGTCAATCATGAGAGAAAGTTGCTGTTTAAAATTATCAAAGAGAAAATATATACTCGTGATGATTTATACTTCGATAATGAATTAATCGATAAGTTTATAAGATTTGCAGAAAAGAATTTTTTCCCTCTGGCTAAATATCAGTTATTCTTAACTCCATTTATTTTTCTTTTTAGAAAATCAGATGGAGAACCTCAATTCGATGAATACCTCTACACACTTGCTCGTGGAGGTGGTAAGAATGGCTTCATGTCAGCAAGGGATAATTTCTTCATCAGTCCACTTTATCCAATCAGAGATTACGATGTGACCATCACAGCAAATTCTGAAAAACAAGGGAAAGTATCTTTTGAGGAAGTTTATGAAACAATCCAAAGACGAGGTTTAGAAGACCATTTCTATTTAACAAAAATGTCAATCATAGGTCGAGCGAATAACTCGGTCTTTTCTTTTCGGACAAACAATCCTAAGACCATGGACTCTGCCCGTGATGGTTGTTTAGAGTTTGATGAGATACACCAATTCGAGAATGACTCAGCGGTTAAAATTCAGCGGTCAGGTCTTGGTAAAATTGCTCACGCTCGGACATTTTACAACGGTACGAATGGCCATGTTCGTGAGGGGTTCTATGACAAGATGATAGAAAAATCTATGCAAATCTTGAATGGAGAAGTAGAAGACTTTAGATTATTCCCTTTTATCTGCAAACTAGACGATGCTGCAGAAGTGGACGATATGAAGAATTGGTCAAAAGCAAATCCGATGTTGGATGAAAGCACTCCTTACGCTAAAAGGTTGCTTGCTCGTACAAAAGCTGACTATGATGATCTCGAACTTGAACCGTCTGGAAGACAAGAGTTTATGACAAAACGAATGAACCTTCCAGAAGCAGACCTTGAGAAAGATGTTACATCTCGTGAGAAATTAGTTGCTTGCTTACGTGAACCAGGTGTCGAATTGAAAGGTCGGTCATGTGTTGCAGGGTTCGACTATGCGAGTATTCGAGACTTTGCAAGCGTTGGTTTGTTATTTAAAAATGGTGATGATTTTATCTGGAAGCAACACTCATTTGCTCGAAAAGCATTCTTAAACGCATTCAAGCTTAAAGCTCCTATTCAAGAGTGGGCAGATAAAGGCTTATTTACGATTGTGGACGGTCCTAGTATTGACCCTCGCTTATTGGTTGAAAAATTAAACGAATGGAGCAGAGATTATCAAATCGAGCTAGTCTGCGCCGATGGTTTTAGAATGGACTTGTTAAAACCACTGCTTGAAGAAGCAGGGTTTGATTATGAGTTTTTGAGAAATCCAGGAGCAATTCAATCCAAAGTAGCACCAATCATTGAAGACGGTTTCGCAAATGAAAGGTTTATATTTGAGAATGACAACTCAATGATTTGGTATACAGATAATACTTATGTCAAGGAGGATAAAGACGGGAATAAACGATTCTTGAAGAAAGAACCTGTCAGAAGAAAGACAGATGGATTTCACGCTATGATTGCAGCACTCTACAAACGAGAATTGATACAAGAATCAAATGTAAGTGAATTTCTCGATGTGCTGACCGATTGGAATTATTAATTTTTGGGTGGGTGGCAGGCAAAAGTAATTAAAGAAAGGAGGATGTGCCTTGGGATGGCTAAATTTATTTAAGCGCGAAGTACCAGAACCTGGTTTTGAGTTTGAAGAACTGGAAAGAATGTTTGGTAATCTTTACTTGAAAAGTCTTGCAGTTGATAAGTCAGCTGAGTTTATCGCTCGTATCTTTGCAAAGTCTGAGTTTAAATATCTTGAAAAAGATAAGGCAAAGCGTTCCGATTGGTATTATTTGCTAAATGTCAGACCTAACAAGAACGAATCAGCTTCAGATTTCTGGCAGAAAGTCGTATACCGACTGATCACCAAGAATGAAGTTTTGATTTTCTTGACAAAGGATGACCAATTACTTGTAGCTGACTCGTACATACGTACCAAGTACGCTGTGTTTGATGATGTATTTGAGTCTGTGACTTGCAGAGGCTACACGTTTGAAACTCGTTTTAAAATGAGTGATGTAATTTTCTTGCAGTACAACAACAATAGACTTCAAGAGTATGTATCAGACTTATTTACAGATTACGAAAAACTTCACTCAAGAATGGTCGATGCGATAGCTAGAAATAATCAAATCCGTGGGATTTTAAACACAAAAACAAATGGTAGTTTTGATAAAGAAAAACTAGACAATTTAAAATCTTACGCAGATTTGCTCTTTAAGTCATTCAGCAATAAAACCATAGCAATCGTACCATCTCAATCAGGGATGGAATATTCGGAGTTGACGAATACAACAGGAACTTCAACGATGTCTGTTGACGAATTGAAAAAATTACGTAGGCAGTCAGATGATGAAGTTGCTGAAATTTTGGGAATTCCAACTGCATTATTGCATGGAGAAATGGCTGACTTAGAAAATAGTCGTAAGATGTTTAATAGCTTTTGTTATCAATCACTAGTGAAGAAAATAAGTGATGCTTTAAATTATTCAATACTTTCAAGAAGCGCCTACAATGATGATAAACGATTTGTGATTGTCGGAGAAGGTCAAAGAGACAAATTCGCTCTAGCTGAAAGTATTGACAAGCTAGTTTCATCTGGTTCAATGCTCATTAACGAGGTTCGTGCAGAGCTTGGCCTTGAAGCCGTACCATGGGGCGACAAGCCTCTAATCACCAAGAATTATCAACTTGGTGAAATAGAAGAGAAAGGAGGTACGGAAGTAGATGAAGATAATTCAGATTAAGGGGACGATTATTTCTAACGATGAACGCTGGATTTATGATTGGTTTGAGTGGGAAGCTACTGCACCAAAAGATGTTATCCTTCCTGAAAGTGGTGAACCGATTGAGGTTCATATTAACTCAGGCGGTGGAGATGTCTATGCAGGTAGTGAAATCTATACTGCTCTACGCTCATATCAAGGCGATGTAACTGTTAAGATTGTCGGTATTGCAGCAAGTGCAGCAAGTGTGATTGCAATGGCAGGAGATACAGTTGAAATCAGTCCTACTGCTCAAATCATGATCCACAATGTGTCATCAAATGTAAGTGGAGACCACAATACTCTACTTCATGAAGCAGGAGTTCTGGAAGGATTTAATAAATCCATCGCAAACGCTTATGTTCATAAGACAGGTAAAGCGCTAGATGAATTACTTGAACTAATGGATAAAACAACATGGTTCGATGCAGAATCAGCTTTAAACCATGGATTTGTAGACAAAATTATGTTTACAAACGAATTTGCACCTACTTTGGTAGCTAGTGAAACTCCTATGATTCCAAGCGATTTTATTGATAAGATGAAGTCAGCAATGACTCCAGATATTGATAAACTCGCTGAGCTGGTAGCTAATAAGCTAGAAGCTCGACAAATCGCAAAAGAAACTTTTGAAAATAGCGAATTTGTACAGAAGAAATTCAATTTTCCAGAAAGTCAAGAAAATAACACAGACAAGACTGTTCCAAAAGGGTTCGGTCTTTTTATGTTTTAAGAAAGGAAACACAACATAATGAAATTATCTAATGAATTTGAAACACAACGTCAAGCATTCTTGAACGCTGTATCAACTGGAGCACCTCAAGAAGAGCAAGCTAAACTTTACAATGACATGATTGAGTCAATGAGTAATGAAATGATGGCTCAAGCTCGTGATGCTGCTCGTGAAGAAGTATCAGCTTTGAACCCATACGATGCTAAACTTACTGCTGAAGCTCGTGAGTTCTTCAATGACATTGAAAAAGCTGCACCTAAAGGTGTTGAAAAACTCTTCCCACAAGAAACCATTGATCGCATCTTTGACGACATGATTAAAGCTCGTCCATTACTTCAACATATCGGTCTTAAAAATGCTGGTATCCGTTTGAAATTCCTTAAATCAGAGCAAACTGGTCAAGCGCTTTGGGGCAAAATCAATGGAGCAATTCAAGGACAACTTAAACAGGAATTTAAAGACGAAGAAACAATTCAAAACAAATTGACTGCCTTCGTTGTAATTCCAAAAGATGCTGAAAAATTTGGTCCAGCGTGGTTGCAATCATTCGTATCTGCTCAAATCACAGAAGCATTTGCAGCAGCACTCGAAGCAGCATTCTTGAATGGTGACGGGGACAACAAACCAATCGGTCTTTCTCGTACACTTACAGGTACTGTTGCAGGCGATAAGACAACTTACGCTGAAAAGACAGCACAAACTGGAAAACTTACATTTGCTGACTCAACAACAGTAGTAAAAGAGTTGACTAATATTTACAAATACCACTCAACAAAAGCAGATGGAACTACTCCAGTCGCAGTCGAAGGTAATCTTGTAATGGTTGTTAACCCAGCAGATGCTTGGGATGTGAAGAAACAATACACTTCATTGAACGCTCAAGGTGTGTACATCACTGCTATGCCTTACAACCTTATCTTGGTTGAGTCAGTAGCACAAACAGCTGGTAAAGTCACTACATTCGTTAAAGGTCGCTACGATGCATTTGTAGGCGGTGGAATTGAATTTGGTCGCTTCACAGAAACTTACGCTCTTGAAGACTTGAACCTCTACACTGCTAAGCAATTCGCTTACGGTAAGGCTCATGACGAAAAGACCGCTGCAGTTTGGACTTTACAACTCCCTCAAGCTTAATTAGGGGTTAGATCATGACTTCAGAAGTAGAACTTCATCCCCTCCTTAAACCTTTTAAGGAGCGGATGAAGATTTTTCATAGTGGAGAGGACAATAACCTCTCACTGATGTTGGAAAGCTCTGAAGCTAACATCCTTAGCCTTGTTGGAAGTCAGCGTCCAACTGAACCACGAGTTCGAGAGTTAATTTTAGAGCGTGCTAGATACGTCTATAATGACCAAGTGGAGTTCTTCTACGAAAACTTCCAAGGGGATTTAATGGCGCTATCTCTTGAAAATTACAAAGCGGAGGAATAACGTGATTAGAGTTTTAAAAGAATTCTTTGACCTTGAAGCAGGTCAGTTCCGTCCAGTAGGTTCAACATTTGAAGCGACAAGAGAACGATTTGAAGAAATCAATTCTATCTTGCCTGGATTTGTTGAATGGGGCAAACAAAAAGCAGAAGTAGTTACAAATATTGAGTTACCAGAAGAATAAACCTCAGTATCGTTATAAAAAGCCAGAAGCTCAAAATGGAGATTTGAGAACCCCTTTAACTTTCTATACTTCTAAAGTTGAGGATGGAGTAGATGGTCGAGATGTGAGTTTTGAAAAAGCTTTTAATACAATGGGGCAAGTTTACTCACCTAGCATGAAAGATATTGAGATTGCTAGTGGTAAGTCAATGAGAGCAAAAATGACTCTGAAAATTCGTGATCCTTTAGCAGATTATCAGCCAGAAAATCAACACTTTGTTGAAGTTGGAGACATTCGCTTGGCTAACAAGAAATGGCAAATAATCGATATACGTCCTGATTATGACAATCGGGATTTTTTAATAGTCATAATTGGTGGTGGTCAAGATGTCTAGTGGTGCAGAATTAAAAGGCTTTGATGATGTTTTGAGAAACCTTGAAATGCGCCTTGGAGATGGAAAGGTGAAGCGTGCAACTAGTCGAGCATTGAAGGCAACTGCCAATGAGACTCTGGAAGAATTTAAAGGTGCTTTAGAAGTCTTTAAAGATAAAGGAGACACTATTGAAAGTGCAACTGCTGGTCGTATGACTGGTCTTCCTGTCGGTTTTCCGGTCATTAAGATTGGTTTTGGTGCTGGTTCACGTTGGCGCTTGGTTCACTTGAACGAGTTTGGGTATGCTAAAAGTCCACATCCAAGAGGTTTTGGTGTTATCAGACGATTTTCAGAGGAAAACGCTCAGAAATATAAATATCGTATTGCTAGCCACTTAAAGATTGAGGGATTTAGATGATTAAAGACAAACTAACTGAACTCTACAACGCTTTGAAAGAAGATAAGACTTTAGCTGGTATTAGTATCAAGTCATTCGAACGTCCTGAAACTTTATCAAGTGACAAGACAAGCATTGTCATTAAACCTGTTGGTTCACCGATGCAGGCAGTAATGGGAAGTGATACAAGTTTAGCAAAGGTTTTTCTCTATCAAATCAATGTAGAGTCAAAGAACCGTGTGGAGTGTAAAGAACTCCAAAGAAAAATCGAAAAGATTATGGAAGAACAAGGATTTTATCAAACCACAGGTGGTTTAGATGAATGGATTCCAGAAATCAAACGCTACGTAGATGCTCGGACTTACAAAGGTCGGAGTGCTCTATATGAAGAATATTAAAAATTAAGAAAGAGGTGCTATAAATGGCATTAGTTGGTTTTAAACGTATGACAGTTCGTGTGTTGGATGGAAATGCTACTCCAACATTAGGACAAAACCTATTTGTAATCGAAGGTCAAACTGGTAAAGGTGCGACTCGTACTGCTAAGATTTCAGGTCTTGCAAGTGATCCAGTAAAAACCTATGGTAGTGACGTTGCTTACCACGTATCAAACCGTGGTGTTGGTGACGTTAAGATGGAAATGACTGCAGTTGATATTCCTTCAACTGTACTTGCTAAAATCCTCGGACACGTAATCAAGGATGACATCATTGGTATTGGTGCTGACACAGTAGCTCCATACTGCTCAGTTATGCTTGAATCTAAAGCTGCAGACGGCACACAAGCACAAGTCGGTTTCTTCAAAGGTCAATTCTCAATGGATGCTGAGGAATTTGAAACCCTCAAAGACAAACAAGAAGAACTTCAAGATGATAGCTTAAGCTTCTCAGCTATCGCAAGTGACGATGAAGACACTTCAGGTCTTTACTACATCAAGTACATTGGTAAGGATGAAGAAAAACTCAAGAAATTCAAAGGACAACTTAAAATGGTTGTTGCAGGGTAGAAGGAGAGCGAAAGCTCTCTTTTTATCTTATTTCTAGAAAGGAAAGAATATGGCTACGGTTAAATTTTTAATTAAAAACGAAAAAGGACAAGATGTTCAAAAAACTAGTAAGGAAATCACTACTAAAGATTATCGTAACTACCTGATCATGAATGAAGCTTTAAACGATGATTTGTCTGAAGTAGAAAAACTAGATAAACAGTTAGAGTTCATTGCTTCATTGTTTGAAGATGTAGAAGTCGATGAGTTGCTAGAATTCACTGATATGGCTGACATCTTTGCAGTTTTCACAGACATTTACTCTCATCTCATTGGTGATGTTGACCCAAAGGGGAAAAAATAGAACCAAAGGAAGCACTAAAAAGGTTCTATGGATTCGTCAAACAAGCTACTGAAGGTCCATACGGTATGAGTATTCGTGATGTCATGGATACGAGCTGGGAGGATTTAATGGGAGTTATTGGCGAAACAGAATCAGCTAAGAAAGAAGAAGTAATGGACCTAGCTGACTTTCTGGAAACAATTTAAAAAAGGAGGATTAGAATGGCAGGTGGAACGCCACTAGGACAAATGTATATTGAGCTAGGGCTGGACGTATCAAAATTTAATCCTACACTTAACGGTGCTAAGAATGCAGTGAAGTATTTTCAAAGCAATGTTAAGGCGCTAGATAGTTCTCTGAAAGATAATGGGAAAAACACAGACTTACTACAAGCAAAATACAAGACTTTAGGTCAAGCGATTGAATCACAAAAAAAGGTCTTGGATGAAATGAAAAAGAGTTTTGATAAACTCGAACCAGGAACTGCTAAGTTTGATAAAGCAGCTGCAGATATTGAGCGTGAAAATGCTAAGTTAGCAGCAATGGAAGGACAACTTAGACGTGTTGAACAAGCATTGATTGCAGTAGGTAAAGAAAATAGTTTCGCCACTCGAATAAACAAGCTAGGCGATGGTTTGATTAAGGGTGGAGATAAGATTAAAGCGTTTGGAGATAACGTTTCAACGCTTGGTGGAAAGTTAACTACTGGCTTAACTGCTCCATTAGTTGCAAGTGTAGGTTTGATTACTAAAGCAGCAATCGACTATGAATCTGCATTTGCTGGGGTTAAAAAGACAGTAGATGAAACTGCCACTGTATCTTATAAAAACTTGTCAGACGGTATCCGTCAAATGGCTAAAGAATTACCAGCTAGTGCAGTCGAGATTGCAAACGTAGCAGAAGTAGCAGGTCAGCTTGGTATTAAGGCAGAAGATATCTTGTCATTCTCACGTACCATGATTGATATGGGAGAATCAACCAACTTGAGTGCTGAAGAAGCTGCAACTGCAATCGCTAAAGTAGCAAATATTATGGGTTTGACATCAGACGATTATTCAAGGTTCGGTGCATCCGTTGTAGATCTTGGTAACAACTTTGCCACAACTGAAAAAGACATCGTAATGATGGCCAATCGTTTAGCGGCAGGTGGTAAACTAGCTGGACTAACTGCTCCTGAAATCTTAGGTCTAGCAACTGCTATGAGTAGTGTTGGTATTGAAGCAGAAGCAGGTGGTACTGCAATGACTCAAACTCTTACTGCTATCGGTAATGCAGTTTCATTGACTACTAAGGACTCAGCAGACGACCTTGCATTGATTGCTAAAGTTGCAGGAACAACATCAGAAGAGTTTCAACAGGCTTGGAAAGAGAAACCAGCTGAAGCTTTACAATCCTTTATCAAAGGTCTTAACACAGCGCACGAAAAAGGCGCAAACATGGATGCTATCTTGATGAAGTTAGGCATGACAGGTATTAGACAAGGAAACATGCTTAAATCTCTAGCTTTATCATCAGATAAAATGAGTGCGGCAGTAAATCGTTCTAATCAAGCATGGAAAGAAAACACTGCCTTGACTAATGAAGCAAACAAACGGTATGAAACCACTGAATCTCAACTTAAAATGTTTAAAAACCAAGTAACTGATTTAGCAATTGAATTTGGAGGCCCTCTTTTAAAAGCTTTAAGAGAAGGACTAAAAGCAGGAAAACCTTGGCTTGAAACATTAGCTGAGATGGCTAAACAGTTTAGTTCTATGTCTGAGGAACAACAAAGAAATATTCTCAAATGGGGAGCTTTAGCAGTAGGAGCTGGGCCAGCATTAACCATTTTAGGAAAAGGAATTGGAATCATTGGAAATTTAACACAAGGACTTGGTTGGCTTACTAAAGGAGCAGGAAAAGCAGTTGGCGGTCTATCCTTAATGTCTAAGACCTTTCAAGCATTTAAAACAACTGGGAATCTAACCTCTACATTCCAACTTGCAAGCTCTGGCATGACATCATTCGGAACGGCTACGGTTTCAGCTTCATCATCAACAGGATTGCTAGGGACATCTATGAGTTTGCTTGCAAACCCTTTAGGATTGATGATCGGAAGTCTAGCCTTAGCAACTGCGGGTGCAGTTTATCTTGGAAACGAGAAAGATAAGGCAAGAATTAAGGTTGAGGAATTTGGTTCACAACTAAGTGATACTGCAAGAGGAGAGTTAAGAAGTTTCCAAAAAACAGTAGATGAAACAGCTACTGCAGTAGCTAACTTTGGAACTCACGCTGGTGATGTTGAAAAAGTAACTGGTGCTTTTAAAAAGCTTTATGATGAAGTAGCAGAGAGCGCAGAGAAGGCCAATAAACGTATGGAAGAACTAGGCGCTAAATGGGGTCTTAGTGAAGAAGACATTGCTAGAGCTAGAGAAAAGAATGGTCAGGTTGTATCTAATACAGAATCCATGATGAATCAAATTAATGAGATTTATCAACGTCATAATGGAGATGCGAGCAAGTTTTCTCAAGAAGAGAAAGAAATCATCTTGAATAACCAAAATGAGATGATTAAGGCTAAACTTTCTATGATGAGCCTATCTGCTGACCAACAGAAAGCAGCATTGCAAGCGCTGAATGGAGAAGTTGCAAGTCTAAACGAAACTCAATTAAAACACACTAAAGATGTTCTTAAACAAGCCTTGGATGAAGAAAAGAATCTTTACGAAACATCTAAGAGTGAGTTGAAAGAGTTGTTGGACGGGAAAGCTATTGATCAAGAAACTTACAACAAGAAAATGCAACAACTTGAAGCTAACCACACTCAAACAATGGAAGCTTTGGGTACTAAGTATTATCAAGTCATGAAAACTCTTGATGAAAAAGTTAAAGCCCGCACGGGTCAAAGCTGGAACTATTGGGAAGAAGCTAAAAAAGTCTTAGAAGAATACGGTTTATCTTATGAAGAAATCGGACGTAAGGCAGCAGAAGCATCTGAAAAGGCTGGAAATTCTCACAGTATTCTAGCTAAATATACCAGCGATATGAGTAAAGAAGTTAAAGAAGCAAATGATGCTTGGTCTTTACTTGTTGGGAATATTGACAAAAATGGTAATTTTGAAATTAAATCAAATGTTAAGGAAGTCATTGGAGAAGCAGCTAAATCTGCCGAAGGTTGGGAACAACTACAATTCATTGCTAAAACAGCTGATATTAACTCTAATGCTCGTGTGACAATTGCAGAAGCCCTTGCAGAATCTGGCAAGTGGTCAACTATGACTCTTGAAGAGAAACAAGTAATTGTTCAAAATCAAGCTGGTTTGCAAGCTATCTTTGATAGCGAAAAGAACCTCAAGATTTGGAACGATATGCCTGCTAATGTTAAAGAACTTCTTTTGAAGAATACTGATATCATGAGCAAGGCAGATGAAGCGACAAAAGCACTTACCAATTATGATGCTCTAGCTCCAAAACAAAAGGAATTGCTTGCTACGGATAAAAGTTTCAGAGATACAGTATCTCGTTCTACTGATTCTTTAAAAAATTGGAATGCAATAACACCATTCACAAAAGATTTGCTAGTAGATCCAAATAACGCTTTATATTTTACTCAACTATCAATTGATAAAATGACTGCTTGGAATCTTGCCACTGCTGAAACTAAGTCATTAGATGCAGTTGATAACACAGCTGGTGCAGTCGCAAGTGCATTATTAAGTGTCAACTCTCCAAAACAAGAAGCTCCAATTGGTATTAATGCAACAGACTTAACAGGTCCAGAATCTGCATCTGCAAGTGCTGGGATCAATGCTATTAAGCAGTATGATCCTGTTAGTATTTTAGCTCAAAATAATACTCAAAGTACCGTAAGCCAAGTTCAAAGTGGGGTTGATAATATTCGTGATAAAACTGTAACCATTAACGCTCAAGACAATGCCTCTGGTGTACTTTCTGGAATTCGAGGCTGGATCAATAGTGTAACAGGTAACTTCTTTACAAATATTTTTGCTAGAAGGCATGCCCACGGGACTAACTACCACCCTGGAGGTTTAGCTATCGTCAATGACCAAAGAAATAGTAACTATAAAGAAATGGTTACTCTTCCGAATGGTCGGAGTTTCATCCCTCAAGGTCGTGATGTTTTACTTCCTCTACCAAAAGGCTCTAAGGTCTTGCGAGCTGATAAGACCAGACGTTTGATGAGTGAGATGGGTATTCCGAAATACGCTTCTGGTATCGGGATCCCGAGTGATGCGAAATTCCTCCGTGAAATGGAAGAAGCGCAACGTAATATCACAATTCAGACTACTAGCGTCCAAAACGGACAAGATGTAGATAAAGTAGTGTCTGAGATGAGGATTCTGAGGTTAAGTTTAGAAAAAATCCTTACTGCTATACTTGAAAAACCTTCAGACACTTATTTAGACGGAGAAAAAATCTCACTATCCACTTATAAAAATCATGGGGCTATTTATGCAAGGGAGGGAATGTAATGTTTTATCTTATAATTAATGGTTTTAACACATCCACTATCCTTCACAGTGTAGTTACTGATTTTGGGATAAGTGAGTGTGCTGAACCTAAAACTTCTGAAATTGTTGAAATTTTCGGAATGAATGGAAGTCATCGTGTGCTAGATGGTTCTTATAAAAGTTATGAACGTACGGTTTCTTTCTATCTACCAAAACTGATTGACATCTCAACCATTATCGAAAAATTCCATGACGGGAAGAATGAAATCGTGTTTGGGTATCAACCAGACTCTTTATTTTATGCTGAATACATTTCAGCAAGCTACCATAGGAATGGACCCCACGCTTACACATTAGATATTAAATTACTGATGCACCCATTCAGATACCCGAAGAGTGTCGCACCAGTCGTATTAACAAACGCTGGAACGATTGAGAATATCGGTACGGTCTATTCAGAGCCTATCGTTGAGATTGAAGGCAATGGAGATGTATCGCTGACTATTGGCAGAAAAACCATGCATTTGACGGTTAATAATAAAGCTACGATTGATTGTAGGCAAGGGAAGCAGAACATCTTCAATGCCAGTGGAGCAGTGCAGAACACGCTTCGTAAGCGTGGTGGGTTCTTTGAAATCCCTGTTGGTCGTAACGGTGTGACATTTACAGGGAATGTACGTAAGGTGACTATTCGTCCTAATTGGAGGTATCTAGTATGATTTATTTAACAGACGGGAATGTACCTCTGAATGCTGCCTATGCTGACGAAATAGTTCAGATAGATAGAAATACCTATCAATTAACATTCAAATTTCCTACTAACAACATTTTGTGGCAACGACTGAGAGAAGAAACATTCTTGACTGCCGATGATCTACACGGTGAACAAGACTTTGTAATTTTTGAAGTTGAGAAACAACATGGATATATTCAAGTCTATGCCAATCAAGTCATGACCTTGTTAAACCATTATGTCGTTAACCCAATCAACCTTGACAGAGCTACCGGTTCAACTGCTTTAAGTCGATTTGCTGGAAGCATCACTCGTGATAATCCATTTTCGTTCTTCTCAGATATTGATGATAGACATACCTTCAATACTGATACAACAAACGCTATGGAAGCCTTGACCAAGGATAAACACTCTATTCTTGGTCAGTGGGGTGGTGATTTAGTCAGACATGGTTATCAGGTACGGTTATTAAAAAATGGCGGTTCAGAAAATGAATCGCTTTTTATGTACAAGAAAAATCTGTCTAGCTATCAGCACAAGACATCTACCAAGTCTTTGAAGACTCGTATAACTTTCAAAACGACTGTTAAAGGCGAGGGAGAGAATGCTGATGATACGCATTACAAGGTAGTTGTCGATAGCCCTTTGATCAACAAATATAGTCAGATCTATGAGGATGTTGTAGAAGTCAACGACCAAGATGTTAAGGATGAAGCAAGCCTTAGAGAATATGGCAAGCAGTATTTCAGAACTAGCCTATGCGACTTGATGGAAGATAGCCTTGAAATTGATGTGGTCGGTCAAAGTGATGTGCCTGTCCAGATGTTCGATGTAGTTAGTGTCTACCATGAGACATTCGATTTGGATGTAAGAAAGAAAATCACTAAATATACCTACTCCCCAATGGCTAAGAAATTAAAATCTATTGGTTTTGGTGAATTTAAATCAGGTCTTGGACATGCGATTGGGAATATCGTGAGTGATGCTGTGAAAAATGAAACCTATATCTTTGAAGCAAAACTTGAAAAAGAAATCAAGAATGCTGACTTAGATTTTGACCGTAAGGTTCAAGGTATTAAGGATGAATTCACTGACGGTATCGAACAAGCTAAGGCCATCGCTGAACAAAACAAGAAAAACCTATCTGACGAAATCGACAGACGGTTCCAGGAATTCAACCCATCAGGCTTTGAAGAAACTAAAGCTAAAGCAGAAGAAGCACTGCGAAGAGTCAGGGCAAATGCTGATCTCGTTGAGGAAGCGAAACAAATTGTTGCTAATAATACTAGAGATTTAAACGCATTTAAAACCTCGACTCAGAAAGAACGTGAGAAGTTATCAGACGAGCTAAAACGTTACTCACGAGAAGAAGTTGAGAATAGACTAACAGTAATCAGGGAAGTCTTAACTAGTGACTATGTTTCCAAAAGGACCTATGTAGAAGATGCAGAAGGGACACGTCAACGACTCGAAGCTATAACACAAGACAACAGGTCTAAGTTAGCTGAATACAAACAAACAGTAGACGGTCAATTCACAAATCTATCTAGTCAGATTGCTGATAAGGTAGATAGGTTGGATTTCCAGCAAGTCAAAGAAACCTCATTGATTTATGAACGTATTTTGGGAAGGACAGACTCAAACGTCGCTTCAAACATTGCCCGTATGGCCTTGACCTCAGAACTGTTTGAGGTCGAAGTAGGCAAGAGGTTTAGTAACCTTACTAATCTATTTTATGCGCCAACTAAAATTCCAAAGTATATCTCATCAGTCGCAACAGATAAGCATTTAGAACGTGTTAGCTGGGGCGACCATGATGGAATACGAATTAACTATACTGAGTCCATGTCAGGATGGTTAGGGGTTCGGTTCCCTCTTACAAAGAAATTTGTCAAGAAAGGTGAGGGTCTTGGTTATCGTATTGAGATTGCAGTGGACAAAGTGCCAAAGGATGGTAGAGTCCTAATCCAGTTATTGGATAACACTCAAAATCTTGGGATGTACTACAACTCTCAGATTCTACTAAACAGAACTGGTAATCAAGTGTTCACAGGGTACTTAGATATTCCTTATACTGGAGAATTGAATGAGTATTCAATCAGATTTACTCTTACGAGTCCAGGAAACATCGTTATTCATAAGCCAATGGTTATCGATAAGCGCATAATTCCTGAAGAATTTGTAGATAGCACTGACTATAACAATGAGTATAATCGTGTGACTATGTCATTGCTAAAAGATAGCTTTGCTATCAAGGCCTTGAATAGCGCAGGAGATATCATTGCTGGGATCAACGTAGGCGCTAACGGTAACAACCGCATTATTGGTAAGGCTACGCATATCACAGGCGAGACCTTGATTGACAATGCGGTCATCAAATCAGCTATGATTGATAAACTCAAAACTGCCAATTTTGAAGCCGGTTCAGTCACTACTACTATTTTAGGGGCTAACTCCGTTACAGCTGACAAGGTGCTTATGGACCAAGCTATGGCTCGAAAATTTGTATCGAACGACATATTCACGGATACTTTAGCTGCTAAAACCGCCTTTATCAACAAGCTACGTTCAGTAGTCATTTCTGCAACCTTACTAGAAGGTTATAAGGGGCGCATTGGTGGATTCCAAATCGGTACTCATGATAAAGACCCATCTGTGTACTGGCTAACTGGTACTAATCAATTTGCGGTTGGTATGAGTAATGGTAGTTCTGGTTGGGGCCAAACAGCCCTTTGGGTCAATTGGGGAGATAACTGGAATAAAGCAGGTGATTATGCTTGGTTTGTTAAACGTACAGGAGAGATGTTCTGTTATAACAAGGCGGAATTTTGGAATACTCCTGTTATTCACGGTAATTTAATCGTGACAGGTCATATTTTTTACGATAACAGAAAATCTGGCGGTAAGGCAGGCCATTGGGTGTCTTCCGAAAAATACTCGCGTATTGATCCATCAGGTGGTTCGCTTTATCTTTATTATTCAGGAGGAGGTTACGACTGGATACCGATGAACAAAGACGTATCTGACCGTCGTTATAAATCGAATATCGAAGATAGTAAGGTATCGGCTCTGGAAGTTATCAACCGTCTAAAAACTTACTCTTATCGTAAGGAATACGATGGCAAGATTGAAGATATTTCATGCGGTATTATGGCTCAAGATGTACAGAAATATGCTCCTGAAGCTTTCTTCGAAAACCCAGATGGTGCTTATTCATATAACACATTCGTACTCGTGCCTTATCTAATTAAGGCTATTCAAGAACTCAATCACAAAATAGAAAAAATGGAGAAAACAGCATGAATGAACAAGACAAACAAATCAGCAGTCTAGCGATTAATTCGCTAAGCAAGAAAATCGGTAACGAAGCTACTCAATCAGCTATGACAGAAGCTCTCTACACAGTTACTGCGATGGAGCTTGAGCAGATGAAACAAATCATCGAATCAGACGAAGAACTAAAAGCAAAATTTGAAGAAGTGAAAGGGAAAATGACAAATGACAATCAATAACTATGAACTAGCAAGCAAGCCTTATACACGAGGCTTCGGCGAAAATATCAAGACAGTGGTTGAAATCCGTCTGTCAGAGGGTAACCGCTACAGTACCAACATGCGTGAATTGGCTGGTGATCGTACACAAGAAAATGAAGATATCTTGATTCAAGATGTGCTGGATATCCTAAAAGCCGAGCTAGATCCAGGAAGTGCAATCGTCAA